AGATATGTAACTGTAGCAGAGCTCTGAGTTAGGTATGTTGAAGAAGCTGTTGTGGTGCTTAAAAATGTATCTGAATTAAGACCATCTAATAACTCTGAATCAGCAGCTTTCTCATTTTTATATAAGTATGTTGCTGTAGCAGAGCTTTGTGCTAGATAAGTAGAAGCTGCCGTAGTTGTCCCTAGGAAATAATCGTAATTGTAGCCATCTAAAAGCTCAGAATCTGCTGCCTTCTCGTTCTTATAAAGATATGTAGCGGTTGCAGAAGAGGCTGAAAGATAATATATACCTTCTTGTCCATCTAACTTATCAGAGTCCAGTGCATAAGTAGCAGTTGAGATAGTCCCTGTAATACTAGTTATCGTTGCTGTAGATACATATAAGCTCTCTGCTCTAATCGTACCTGTAGCATATAAGAGTATGTACTTGGTACAGTCTGCTATTAAGGAGGCAGTTGTAGTATCACCATCTACTAGATATACATTTCCCCTGTAGTTCCACTCAGTGCTTGGCGTAGTCGTGCTAGGCACAACTGAGTTCCACTGCACGTCATAATAGTCTGCATATAGTCTTAAAGGTACCAACAATAATAATGCTAATATTATCTTTTTCATTTTCTGCTCCTTAATATTTAATTATATAATTCAAAGCCAGATATTCTGGCAAAATCGTCACAGCAGTACCTGAACCAGTAGAACCAGTAGTTCCCCCATGATTATGATCAGATGTTCCGACATATGTAGTTAAAGCTCCGCCGTCTGTTGCATTTATTCCTAATATTTGTGTTGCTCCACCTCCGATACCACCTTTGATATTATGTGTATGAGGACCCTCTACAGTAATAGTATGGATGTGCGCAGGCAAATTATCACTACTCAATGATATAGTACCTCCGCTAGTATCTCCTATCGGATAAGTTACTGATTTACCTATAGGAAACCGCTCTCTTAAATCAGGTACATTAAAATTAGCTCCAGCACCTCCAAAAGTATATCCAATAACTGCAAATAAATCTGAATATGTTGTTGTATCTAATGATTGCCCATTGCAGAGAAGCCAATCAGTTGGTGGAGTTGTCTTACCCCATAAAATAATAGTACCAATTTTAGGCATATCATCACGCACATTATTATATTCACTTGCTTTAATATCATCCCCAGCTATGACAGGATATGAATTCATAAAACCTCAGTATTTTATCATATAAGCTAAACTTAAATATTTAGGTAATACTGTAAAAGCAGTTGCCGAACCTATTGTTCCAGTATTACCAGAATGATCATGTGCTCCATCACTGGAAGTTGTCTCTAATGTTAAAGAATCATCACTATTTGTATTTCGTTGTACTCCATCTAAACCACCTGCTATTACTAAAGCTTGGATAGAATGTGCATGCCCACCATCATCCGTGATAGTATGATTATGCTGTGGTAGATTAGTTGCTACTAAAGTTTTACTTCCAGTACCAGTAGAACCAATAGCGATACTACTTGATATGCACCTTACAAATTTATTACTTAGATTAGGCACATTAAAAGTAGAACTGCCATCTCCAATACCAAAAGTTGTTCCTATCACATTAAATAAATCGGAATAAATAGTTCTTGAAATTGCTGAACCATCACATAATAACCAACCTGTAGCTACAGTATCATTACCGAATAAACCTATCATACCAGGAAGCCCCGATTCAATTCTAGTATTATTTAATTGACTATCTAATAATTGATCATACTGTGCAACATCAGCAGATAATCCATGTAATATAATAAATTGCAATGCTTGATAAGCAGGTATTAGGTCTAAAGTAGTAGGACTTATTTCTCCAGTATTTCCAGTAGTTCCACCATGATTATGATTTGGGATACTTGTTGTACTTACAGTGCCAGCAGTATTAGCAATTCTTTTTGGTCTGGTTTGAGTAGTACCAGTAGTGTAAGTATTAAATGTATGAGTATGAGTTCCAGAATTATTAATGCCATGCGTGTGCGATGGCATTTCGGCAATAGTTAATATAACTTCATTAGAACCGCCTGTATCAGCAAGGTCGTATGTTCCAGATTTTACACCTATAATAAATTTTTCTCTTAAATCAGGTACATTAAAATTAGCTCCAGCACCTCCAAAAGTATATCCAATAACTGCAAATAAATCTGAATATGTTGTTGTATCTAATGATTGCCCATTGCAGAGAAGCCAGCCAGAAGTTGCATATTCAGCACCATACATTAAAATTGATCCCACTGGAAATGTATCTTTTCTAAGATTATTATATTGTGTATATAAAATATGATCTCCAGCAGCAATACTACTTGAATACATATTACCTCTGTTGTTCTAAATACATTAAAATATTTGAATCTACTATTTGTAGAGCGTTAGAAAACCAAATTTTACAGCTCTCACTATCAAAATTATCCATATGTTTTATAAGAGCTTTTGCTTGGTGGCTATAATCGCATTTTAATAAAATAGATCTCAGTCGTGGGGGTACGTTCCAACGATGTTGTTCGTCAATATATTGCATAATATTAGTACTTCCAATTAAAAGAATTTGTGAAGTTATGTACTCTTCAAACGCAGCCTTATTAAATTTTGGCAATTGCGAAATTAATTTCTGTGCTGTTTCTGAATATTTCATATACCCTCCTATTTAATGTCTTATTATATTACTGTAATTTCAATTTCAACAGTCAATGTTTCATTACTGGTCTTAGTAAAAGATGTTGCAAAGTCAGCATATTCCATCATAGTCCCAGAGTCGGCAGCTGCTGTAGCATCTTCCCCAAATAATGCAAATTTAGTAATTGTTCCGTTGCCTTCATTCTCAGCAAAAAATGTTTCAATGTGTACTGTTTGATCTGTAAGAGAACTAGTAGCAATCAATTTTCTCTCGATCTCATTCTCCATTTGGGTATTTGCCACTAAAGGAGTTACTGAACCTGAGCCTAATGCGCCGTAGGTTACAGCTCCTTCATTTGATTTTATTCCTACATCTCCAAATCTTCTGGCCACTGCAGCAAGTCCTACTGTAGGAATCAGATTATGATTCCATTCTCCAGTCCATTTAATCTTACCTGTCTTAGCATCTCTTAATATAGATCTGATTCTTCCTTGAATTGTAATGATACTTTTAAATTTATTTTTCATATTATCCCCACGAAGCTTTATTCCACTGCCCTTTCCCTGATGTAGTTCCTGCATCATTTGACCATTTATAAGGATCAGTTGTAGTATTTCGTCTTGATTCAGCCGCTACCGTATGAGCTAAAGTAACAGTTTCGCTCGGCGCTATTTTAAGCCTGTCTAATATCTCGTCAGTTCTCTCAAAGACCTTCTTGCCATTTTCATAAAGAAATAATAGAAACTCAGTAAAACCTTTTAGCGTAGTTGCTACTGTAACCTCATATACAAAGTTTCCGTTTCCTAAAGATGTAGCAGATACTTGGCGAATCATGTAATAAGCATTAATACCTCTAGTAGGAATATTAATCAATAGTCTTTGTCCTGATTTATATCCATACTGAGTAGTCATAAACGTTCCCTCTATTAAAGGATTAGAATACTGATTAATCTCAGCTAGACCTCTGGTGCGAGCCTGGTCTTTAGTCTCTATCGTATCATCCACTACTAGAGGAGCCTCATAAACTCCATCCCCTCCCTCATACTGTTTCATTAGCGCTATACTATCTTCATCTTCAACATATGCGAGAATAGGCTTTTTATATTTATATTTAATACGTATCTTATCACCTGCACTTAATGTAGCGAGATCTGAATTCTTAATAACCTTTTCTGATACGTTTACGACAAAATCAGTACCTGATGTATCTATATTGTCTATTCCTAATGTCTTTAATACGTATCCTCCGCCTGTATCAATCTCTACTGTAATAGGAGTAAAAGGTTCATAGTCAATATTAAACGATGTTTGTTCTCCATCTGCCTCACGGATTTGAGTATATAAAGCAGAGAACTCATAGCCACCTCTGACAGTAATAGCATTACGAAGATCCTGCTTCATGATTGTAAATATCAAATCCTTATAATCCCCAGATGCAGAGGTTTCTGTAAGATCATAAGGTGCAGAATTCGTCTCTTCACTAAAAAAGTGTATATTCTTTTCATAATCTACATACCAGTCGTATCCTGTAAGCTCAGCAAGTTCTGTTAGACAGTCGAAAGGATACCTATAATTAAATGAGATATAATCAATTGTAGGACCATCTTGAACATGAAATGTTCCAAGTGTAGGAGCATAGGTAGGTATAAAATCTTTAATGATGTCTCCTGCTGTTTGGGCTTGATACACTTCTACGACTTGCCTACGATTCAGGTCTTGAGTAAAATCCGTGCATGTAATTGTATATGTATATTTACCAATAGTAAGTCGTTGCTGAGGTATCTCGTCTATTCTACCGCCGAATATAAGAATCGGGGTCGAGGTTGTTGTCTGTCTATAGAATATCAGTACCTCTTGCCCTATAGTCGGTTTATTGCCTCCCGCTGTATCAATAATTGATAATGTACATGTATCAACTTCTTTAGTTAATATATCTATAATATTTAAAGGCTCGGTCTTGCCTACTATGCTTGTCTTATCTTGTCCATTAATTAAAACAGTAATACGTTCCATGTCGATAGGATCGCCTGCACTAGCTAGAACAATCCAAGTACTTCCAAGACGTATATAAGCTGTAGCAGTACTA